GCACGAATCTGACTATAAAAGACTTTGGTCCTCCTGGCCTCAAAGTATTTAAACATTTCTTCATTCTTTGTTTCCCACACGTAATCCGTTTGAGAACTCATGTGATTTTTGTCCTTGCGTGAATAATGGTAATATGATACCACAACACGTTTCGCACCATTCTTTACAGGTACGATATTCACATCTATGTTATTATCTGTCATATTATTATCGTTTTATATATTATACAAATACAAAGAGCGCATACCTTCACAGGCCGGCGCTCCTTTCAATAAAAATGAAAAAACTAACATTAACATAAAATCCGTTTTCCACTTCTTATGTTTTAATCTTTTAATAGCATCCTTTCTTGAGTATGCCATTACTTTAGTACCATTAATATCAAATTCTTTTTCTGTTCTGACAATCTTTTCTCTTCTATATGTAGATTGCATTCCTTTTCCCCTTTTAGTATTTAGCACAAAGGCATCATCTCCGCACATTGCAGCTAATATCATAGGGAGCAACAGACCTCTGTATTTCATATTTTTCCTCCACAATTATTATATCTGCCATATTCGTTTCTTCCATCATTCCGTATTTCAAAAATCATCTTCTTATGATCTTTGCCTGGTAACTTATCTTTAACAGCCGATATTACGCCCGCTATAGACGTGAATCCTGAATCTGTTATTGAACACAACAACAAACCTCTGTCGTCGTCTGTGCTTATCGCTGACGCCTTTATAATATCATTCTTGTACTACTTCCATATGATTATGCTTTATTGTTTGTGAGATGCCCAGAATCGAACCAGGACCGACACATACATACCGGCACGCCGCGTCATCCCCTCTATGATACAGAAATAGGCATGCCTATCCTCACGAACCGACATGCCAAAACCCAAAACTTAATTTGATGAATAAAATAGATTAACAAAAATACTATTCTAATTGGCGATTATATACTATTTTACACCATCTATGTTATAAAACATACAGATGTTATTTAATTTCATATTCTTCTTTTCTAACTTTGTTTTACTCAATCGAATCACATAGTCCCTTGTTTCGGACAAGACGGTTGAGTAAAAGAGGTCTTTGATATAAGGTTCCATCTTGAAAACGTAAGATGGGTAAAATCAAAAACGTTTTTAGTAAAAGAATCCGGCGATCTCACTTTTGAGCAACCGGTAGAGGGTATTGGTGATACCCAGTATGATGCTTCGTACAAATGTATATTGTTTTACGCTTTGGTATAAAGTGGTATATAATCACCTTCTAATTCTTTTATAATATCTTTCACGATATTTAGCCTCACCTCCTTCGTTTCTGGACTAATACAGCCAAACCATCCATATATCCTCCATTCTTCTTCTGGTTCTGTAGCCATACTTTTCTTTTCCTCCAATTCCGGGAAATATGTTTTCACCATTTTATCTAAATATAACCCATAAAAGGATTCTATTTTTTTAGGAGTACTGAAAAACTTAAATACTATATTTCTCAACATAACGCATATATAATCCCCATCCTCTAACCTTTCGATCTCCTCATATACCTTTTTCCAAATGAATAATCGCTCTTCTTTTGTAAACATATCTTTCTTTATTTTTGTGGTATTATTTGACTGTATGCAGACTTTTCCATGTACACAACACTATGTTCCTGTCCAAGTATTTTCTTTGCTGCTTCTTTCTTTATCGCGCAATATCTCCCTGTACGATACGGATTCTTTTGATCTGATCCATCCTCGACTTCGATAATAAAACAACCTCCGTCATCTATTATCTTTTTGCAATTGTCACATATTTCTTCCGTGCATATATGATGCGGCGCCTGCCCTTTGATGTTATTCCCTAATAAAGCAATCCCCATCTCTTCGCCACATATCATGCAGACTTCTATAGACGGATTCAATCCGTGTTCTGGATGTAATGTAATACCATCTTTCATTTTCTTTCCTCCTTTGTTTTTAATGTTGTGTGAGATCGCCGGAATCGAACCGACCTGTTGCACCATGAATCCCATAAAGCAAGTGCTCCGATCTTCGCAGACGGGAGCACTCCGTCTAAAGCATAAGAAAATTAATGAAGAAATTTTTCTCACTTACGCCATAGCATCTAAAATAGCTATCAACACTATTTCTATGACAAACATAATAGAAAATATCTTAAATGCCTTTTTCATATCGCTATCTCCTCCTTTTTATTTTTTTAGTTCCACAATAAACTGTTCCGGCTCTGCTCCGACCTACGTTCCACCTACAACCGCAGGCCTTAGCCCAAGGCGCCGCCTACTCCCCCTCTATGGCAGCCCCTATCACAACTGTAATCCTTAACTTCTGCACAGCTAACTACCTTAGCATATACTATACCATCACTACCTTCTATTCCTCTTACCCCAAAAATAGAACCTTCTCCCTCCTTACTCAAATCTAAGTCAGGTGCAAAATCATAGACGTTCATGTTGTTTATGTTTTAATTGTTATACATTCCGATTACTACTAATCTATAGAATATAGTTCTCAACTCTCAACCTATTGAATTTTGTAGAATAAACTCATATGCTGTTTTAAAGCACTGTAGGTCTTAATTTTGTTGGAAAACCCTACATAATAACGCTGATCTGTTGAATTTTGTTGAAAGGAAGTTGAAGGAAGTTGAAGGGAAGTTGAATTTTGTTGAAGGGGAGTTGAATTTTGTTGAAGGGGAGTTGAAGGAAGTTGAAAGGAAGTTGAATTTTGTTGAAGGGAAGTTGAATTTTGTTGGAAGGAAGTTGAATTTTGTTGGAAAACCCTACATTATGCTGTTTTAAAACGCTGATCTGTTGAATTTTGTTGGAAGGAAGTTGAATTTTGTTGGAAGGAAGTGCCCTCCCTCTCCCCCTCTCCCCCTCTCTCCCTCTCCCCCTCTCCAACCCCGGCTAATCCTCCGGCTTTCTACATAGAACCTGCGCTCTCAGCCTCGCTACCGGCCTACGGAGAGCGCTACAAGCTTATACTCTGGCATGAAGTATAGGGTATTTAGAGATAATATCATTCCATAGAGAGAATAGAGATCTTCAGCCCACGCCCTACCGCCTGCTCCTCCTATCGAGATAGATATTCAAACCTATAATCAAAGCCAAAAACGAAAAGCAAAAGACCATTACAACATTATACTGATCTGCTCCATACTCCAACATAGAACGGATACCAACCGATAAAAAATACAAGTCAGCAACTAATAAAAACCACCACATAAAACAAAAAAAATACAATAAGTATGTCCGAAAATACGGGTATTATAAAACCTAACTAATTGATAATCAAGCATACCTTATTTTTAAGAAAAATACAATAAGCCTAATTTTCAATCCATAGAGACGAAAAAGGCGGCATCCGACACCATATTTTGGGTCAGAAAACCGCCTACAGTTTCGTTTTAGACCAATTTTAACGACAATATATAGACAAAATACCGGCATTATATCCAAACAGTCTTATTTTTGTTTCGATTTGAACCAATATACGCATTCCTACCTTGTTTGTCGTCGTGTTCACTCTCAGAATATCCTACCCGTAAATAGAAAGAGTAGGATACAAAAATAGGGCTGCTCCGATATTCGAAACAACCCTATTCCTATTTAAATACTGTTTATATTTTCCTTAACGTACGTTCTTGACGTATGAACTTTACGCTTGCACTTTTCTTTTCCGGTATCGGAATGATACGCTTCTTTAAGATCACGATACAACATAAATTCACGATACGCTCTTTTTCTTTTCTCTTTGGCTTCCTTCCTGGATAGACCGCGCACGTCTACCATGTGTGCCTTAAATTTCTTTTCCATATCAAATTAAGTTTAGTATAGAGGTTGCTCCGGACTCGAACCGAACGCGCATTCCTATCCTGTACGAATTTTATGCTACAACCAACAGCCCGAAATTATCACGTAGTTCTTACGTTCGGGCGCGTGATATGCCGTTATTATATTTTCCGTCTGCTACACAATTTAGCCACGTATAAAGGCTCTTGTGTCCTTGCGTTTTGATATAACATGTTCCTACATGATAGGTTACATGCTCGTACCCTGTAATTTAATCTACAGCCCTACTCTATTTTACGGTTGAATAAGTGAGAACCGTTTCCGAACGGAGACAAACCTTGTACAACGGTATGCTTTCTAGACTATACTCACATACCTAACATAAACCATACCTATTCGGATAGTCCATGCAGTAATACCAGCCCTTTAATTGCCAACGGCAAGGGCAACGGTATATTTATCCCCAATATGTAAAATAACTCTCTGTTTTGCCGGCTTCAGTCTAAAGCATACGCGGGACGTGCACCCACCGACAACGGCGTACAGACGCGTTTAAAGGTACGCGCCAAACCTTGTTTTTTCACTGCTGATTGCTTTCGTGTGCTAAATACTCAGATACACACTTTGCAACGGTACGAATAGAATAAGATTTGATCTTAACGGCCACATAAGTAGATTTATATTCGTCCGTCTCTTTAACGATCCATTTTGCACTACTTTTCGTTTCCAACGTTTCCGCGGTCGCAAATCCGAAAGGCTTGTACTCTTCGCCATAAACTACATTATCAGCGCACCAGTCAGCCGTTTTTGCCTCAATTCCTTTTTCTTTGTCTACTTTGTTATCCTTATATACTTTAGAGTATAGGGAAAACTTAACGAAGGTGTCGCCGACTTTAGGTAACATTTGGCTACATACAGCAACTAAACGTTTTTTGTCTTTGGCGAGTGCTGCCACCTTCACCGCGTATTCTGCCGGTATTTCCAACGCTTTACATACCGCCTTGAGGTCTGCACCATTTGCAAATAAAGCATTGTATAACTTTACTGCACCTACTAAATTCGAGGCATTCTCTTTGATAACAGCGTTTTGCAGCTTGTTAACGTTCTTCTTCGCAATCATAACTCAATATATTTTAATTGTTAAACAAATGATATTCAATTTAATGACCCACAACGCAGGCAATTACAGATACATATATAGTTCACCCAACGGGTACACTATATAGATTCACTATGTTAACTCGTAATCTCTCTCGATCACGACGCAAATATACGACATTTATCAATACTATAAATATATATGCTATCTTTTTTTTGTTAATCTGTATTAATTTCGATTATATTATCTGATTATCAGCAAGTTACAAAAGCATACAAGAGCAGTATTACACGCGTACATTAATATGTGGGATATATGTTTATTTAAGTGGCTTATAATCAATATGTTATAATAATACATTGATTATCAATAATTTAAATAAACTGTTGATAATCAGCGAGTTTGTAGGTTTGAGGTAAAAACGCGTTTCCGGTTTTCCAGCGAAGGGGGGTGCGGGGGAGAAAACGCGTTTCGGGGGCGGGAGGTTCGTGATAGGTACCCCCTCTCCCACCTTACATAAACCTTTTTTCTGATCCCTCTCCCCCATCACACAAACCCTTTTTTATCTCTCTCCCATCACACCCACCTCTCTACACAACACAAAAAAAATAGGATTGATATTAACCAATCCTATTTAAAATATAACCTTATTTATCTATTGAATTGAAGTAAGTTTGTGCTTTTCAAGGAAGTCCTTAAATTGGTCACTTGATACGTCTATAACGAATCCAGCAGCACCAGCATGTCCTCCACCACCGAATCTCTTACTTACCTCGCAGCAATCTACGCCGTCTTCTACGCATGTATAAAGAGAGAACCGGACTTTACCACCTGGCATGATACAAAATGGCATCAGGGCTTTAATTTTCCTACCGTCTAACCAGTCCGGTGTAAGAGAATCAAATACTTTAGAGCTAAATTCTGTAGTATTCATCGCCACGACCTTCACCTCATCAACATACGCTTCGAACGAGTACGCACTTACCTCTTGTTCGTTTTTACCAGCCATGTAGTTAATTATAGCACGTCCTTCTTTAGCGAGATCATAGAAAATTAAATCCACCTCATTGTCCTTCATATTTTCTTTAAAATGGTCATACAAATACGACAATGCTATTAACACATTGAGTCTTATTTTTGATCTCAAGGCATACTGGACGGCTACTACCGTATCCCAGCCTAATTCAGATTCTTTATTCCACACATCGTAGTCTGACAGGCACCGGACGATCGCCGGTACCTTCCCCATCAGCAGGTCCGAGGCCAGAGCGCACGCACCGACACCGACTCTCCTAAGCCCTGGAACAGTGAATCCCCATGTCTTACTGTCTTCTATAATTCCCTTGTGATGATCTATCCACATAAGGCTCTTTCCTTCATCAAGCCACTTTTTGAAAACCGTTTTAGAATCGGCTCCGAAAGAAACGTCAAGAACATAAACAACATCTAAGTCACGCACCTTGCTGGTAACTTTCTTAACATCATCTTCATACGAATACGGGATATAAACAACATCCCTGTCTTTACTGTTTTCGTACATGGTTGCTATGGCTGCCGACACAACGCCATCTAAATCCGATTTATGATAAACTATCGCCGTTTTCTTTACCTTCATATCTATATTTTCATTCAAATTAATCAATTCATTTCTTTTTGTATCATAAAACGCTTACACCTTGATAGTTTAAATTTCTTGTACGTGATATTCTTTTGGCTTTTGCCATCAATATCACGAATGTTAAAACTGCCGGTTTTACGCCTTCCAAATATAAAGTAATAACTGTTTTCAAACATAACCCTATCAAACAAACGGAAACCAAAAACTTCAAAAGGAGATTGATTTAGTCTTTTTATCCCTCCTTTTTGAATCTTTTGTTTATGAATTTGACGATTATGTCTTCTTACTAATCTTACTTTATAATAATATCCTAATCTTATAGCATTAAAATTCTTAGAAATAATTACCTTTATGGTATTCCTTATGACAGGTTTCACATAAGGTAATAAGATTAGATGGGGGATTTCCTCCTGTTTTCCGGGATTCAATGTGATGAACGTTAAGGATCTTATCTTTCGATTTTCCTTTACAATACTGGCATTTATGCCCATCCCTTGCTAAAACATATTCCCTTGTGTTCCAAAATCCAAGTTGATCACCTTCCTGATATTCTTTACCTGATATATTAGGATTCTTAATCTTTTGAGTATCAAATTGAGCTACCTCGATAACAATACGAAATATTGGTAGTATAGAGCATACATTGTCAATAACACGAATATGAGCGTCTACTTTGTATTTCACCGAAGGTGCTATCCATCCTGAACGCTTGCTTTTTATTCTATTATTAAAACGAGGTTTTCTATATCTTAACCTGTTCCGTCTTGTTTTCCGTAGCTCTCTTCTGGTAGACAAAAGATCTACGATATCATTTCTAAGAAGAACTTCACTGCTGTAAAGTTCTTTGCTTTTCGTTGTAGCTGATAGACCAACGTGTTTGGTCCTAGCATTGGCTATTATACATAATACGATACAAATCATAAATAATTTGTATCGTATTATGTATTATTCGCGATTATGATACAAACTTGTGAATGTAATATTATTGTCTCCTTTATCTATTTTTATAATATCGCTATATCCTTCATGATATTGATCTTTTTTAATACGAACCTTCAAAGTAACTAAAGGAGGTTTACAGGTAGGATTCACTTGTATGTTCTTTGGACAATACATATTCTAAATCAAGATCTTTATCCAAAAACGTAGTAATATCCATATAGTCAATACCAGCATTATAAGCACATACCTTATCCGAATCAGAGAACTGACCTGGCAGACCACTGGCGTCCCCGACCATCAACGAACATCCCTTAAGTTGACTGAAGTTCATACCGCGCATTACCGTGTCTTTACACTTCATAAGAATATCATCAATCATGCCCGTGTTAGGCTTCCTCATCGGATTTTGTTCGTCATTTGAATAACACAACCTTTTTTCATACAAGACGCCTCTTATGCCTCTCTTTACCGCCAGATCATGTACGCACCTCAGTACGTATTCTATCTTAGCTTCAATATCAGCTCCAGAAACAAACCCAGCTTCTACTCCTCCTTGATTGCTTACGATAGCAAATACCTTAACACCGTTCTCCTGCATGAGGTCAAGAGCCTTATTCACCACATCCATCTTAATCCTCATATCTGTCAAGTCTGTAGCGAACGTATTCCCAGAAGCGGTTTCTATAAGCGTTCCATCAAAATCAAACAATAATATTCGTTTGGATTTTATATCAATATCTTGTACCATATCATTCTCCTTTTTCAAACTTGCTTTTCTTAATCTCTCTCGGAACCAGGCAGAACACACCATCTTCGTTCTTAATCTTCACAATATCATAAACCGCATACTGATTATCACCGATATCCCAACCCAGCGAAGACAGTACATCACGGAGGTAAATACGTCTATATTTCTCACCTTGTTTATTTAATAAAAACGATCTCTCGTCTTCTACCTTAGAAGGAGCTATATACAAATTAGAATCCAACACCCCTTTAAACTCAGCTCCTTCTTCCATACCAATCAGAACCGCATCTTCGATACCCATCCATTTCAGGTTATCTACCGATATGGTCATAATCCGATCTTTGCTAATAGAAATCTTTCTGATTTTAGCTTCTTTTGTCTTAGAACCTACATAGACCTTACTGCTTAAAAAGTTTATCTTCATGATATAATGCTTTTAAATTGTATCGCAAATATACGTAATAATATTAACAATACAATTTAAAAACAATTAAAATATGGTATTATAATACGGGTAATCTTTTGAATTGCCTTGGAGCCAATTCGGATATGGTTCCGTGGAAAGCAAGACGAGAACCGTAGCTCGAATCCATGTCCGACGCATCGTAAGCCGCATCCGTATACGCCACGCCGCCAGTCGGATACGAGCGGTAACCGGAGCGCGCCAAAACAAGGGAGCTGTCTGATGTCCGACTATAGTAATCTGAATAATGCGTGGAATCGCTACCGCCAACTTGTGTCGGCACCACATCAAAAAACGGACCATTTTCGGCTGCTATATTTATTATCCAACCGCTGAAAGTCTCGGCGTTCACATTGCGAGTCGAACCGTCCGGGTCGGTGATTTTCCAAACTCGGTTGTTTATTTCTACACCTTCAACCCATTCACAGATACCGCCAAAAACCCCTTCAAGTCCTAAGCCGCAAACGTACTTTGAACTTTCGTTTTTGGTATCCGCACCGCCGGTTGCGTTGCTGCTTCCCGTTGTTGTAGCCGGGCTACTTCCTGCGCCACCGGGTCCTAATACGCCTTGCAGGTTACGTGTTTTATACTTAGCATACAACATCATAGCAATTACACAATGTTGTTGAAAATCTATCACCTGGAACCCGGTGCCACGCGCTTTTGCGTAACTTCTGAAATCAGATAATGATACGTTCGTTGTAGGAGTAACATCACTCCAGCTATATAGTCTATTTGAAGACACATATCCTTTATATGCTCCAACAAGAGATTGCGGGACATGGATGTAAGTGCCATCGATATTATGATCAGCAAAATGATAAAGAAATTTATTATCATCCACCTTATACCATTTATACCAAAATTCTAAGAAAACGACCATCACATCACCTTCTTGTCCGGTAAGATCAGCCGGACTACCATCAAGATAGAAGTTACTGTCGTTATCATCTAATCTACATACAAAAACCTCTCCTCCTCCCATAGCGCTCTTGCAAAGAACTCTATAGAATCCACTGGTAATCAACCTATATAAAAAATCGAAGTCTTCGCTTATTGTTATATTAGCAGGATCTGATACAGATTTATCAAAAACTATAAAATTATCAGTAGGGAGACCGCCCCCCCCCTATTTTGTTAAAAAATCTTCTTCTCATGATTGTCTTATTTTGGGATAAAGATAACTTTTAAT